ATAGGGGTAGCAGCGTAGAGGACGTTCACACGACCGAAGTTGAGGTCAACGTCGATCCGCTCATCCTGCTCGACCTGAATAGCCGTCGTGCGATAGAAGTTGCTAACCGCTTGGCTCTCAGAGAGCGAGATGCTTTCCCCAGAGAGAAACCCAAGGCGTCCCTGAAACATGAACACGTCGTTGATCTTACGGTCGATGAAGGATGGGCTTTCGTTACTATCAGCCGAACCAGCAAGCCGGTCTTCCCACACGTACGCACGGAGATCAAAGGTACCGTTAGGTTGCCTGATGAGTACCTGAGGCATCGTATCAGCATCTAGCTGTTCCTGAGCGTCTGGGCCTACAGTTTCCTGCCAAGCCTGTCCGCTCCACTGTACAAAGTAATCGTCAGCAGCGAGGCCCTTCTTACCAGCAACACGTACTAGCTGACCTTCTACGCCATGCTGAGGTAGCTCTTCGAAGTCAGAGACAACGGATGAGACGTACGTACAGTTGGCACCTGAGGGGCCATTGAAGGATACGATGTAGAACTCACGGTTACACCCAAGTTCACCCACGGCATCGTGAGCGTGGCTCTTAGTGTTGTCTGAGATTACCCATGACTGGCCACCTACGGAGGACGTACCGGACACCGCCGTTGCGAGTGAGGAGATAGCATCCTTGATGGAGTTGAGCGTGGTTGTATCGTTTTGGTTAGACGCCGACACACTGTCAGTCGCCTGAGCTGTAACGGTGTTATACTGAGGAGAAACCGATGAACCAGCAGACCAGTCAGAGATACTGGAGTTGTGCGTGTTGGTGATCGATGGTGTCGTTGTGGTTCGGGAACCAGCGGTCACCGTCGAGGTCGAGGTACCAGTCGTACGAGACTTACTGTCGTAGGTAGCAGATCGGTAGTAGGTTGTTACTACGCCACCGTTATCCACGTCAGTTGCTACCACGAGAGTGTACTTACCGCCGCCAGAGTGACCAGCGATAGCGAAGGAAGCGTTACGGCCCAGAAGAGGGCGTGTGTCAGCCGCAGTGTTCGCTAGGACAGTCTTGGTACGGTTCACGAAGAACGTGTAGTCACCAACAGTGGTTGCCCTGAGGTTCGCTGAGGGATCACTACAGGTCATGTAGGTGGAGGCGTTGCCTACTACATTTACAGTCTGGGCTGTGCCGTTGAGGTCGAACACCTCTACAGAGCCGTCAGAGTTTGCCGTCACGATATACTTTTCCGCAAGGTCACGGTCGATTGTATGTACAAAGGTTGAGGTACCGAGCGCATTGCTGGTCAGGTTGCCGATATGCTCAGCACCCCGCCGCTTGTTAAGCCCGTGGACCGCCGACAAGTAAGCGTTTTTTACGCTGTCAGCAGCCGTGGGGATACGTAGCTCAGGCACCTGTTGAGTGACACCGCCCGTTAGACCGGGGATGCTATCAGACAGGTATGGCATTAGTAGCCTCCGAGATGTCGTGATGAGATGTAGTTAGAAAGGGGGCTGTCCCAGAGGATGTTGCGGTCAGCGTTCAAGTCATCGTCAGCTTCAAGTGCAATCCATGCACGAGTAGCCTGCTGCTGTACCTGAGCCATATCAGCGTCAGCGCCTACAACACGGGTCATGTAACGCTGTTGAGCATCGAGGGTAATGAAGCGACGGGCTTCTTCTGGGAGATCCTCAAAGTCCCACAGGTAAACCATGTCGGCATACTCTTTGTCTTCGAACGTGGCCGTGAACTTGACCATATCAAACAGCTTGCCGTTGCGGATGGTGAACCGCTTAGAACGGTCGTGCCACCCATCTACATCTGTAGGGTCAACACGTGTCACGTTAGTGGGGATGAGGATGTTGTTATATGCGTCGGGAGTTAAGGTCGCCTTGCGGTGAGTATTCCATGTCCAACCACGGGACTGGATCTCACGGGACACTTCATCGATAACGGAGATGGCGATTTGTGCCTCTGCAACGTCATCAACGATGTTAGAAACCGGGTACTCGCCTACAGCCGTCAGGAGACTGTTCACTGCATCGAGTTTGGTAGATGGTGTAAGCATTGTATCCGCCTTAGGTTAAAAAGTTAAAAAAGGGAGGCCCCGGTGTGGGACCCCCCTTAAAGAGACAGTTTATGTCTTAAGCGTCGGCAGCTTTACGTACTTCGTAAAGTGCAGATGGACGGAGAACGTCAGAACCGAAAAGCATCTTGGAAGCGAGCAAAGTGCCCTGCTTAGCTACGGAATACTCAGTCTCGGTAACCATGTCCTGAGCCTTGATCATGCCAATGGCAGAGGAGTGCATGAACATACCGAGCGTGTCGGAAGCATTGATAGCGTAGTCGTCACCGAAGCCGCCCGTAGGAGCGTTCAATGGGGTACGACCGTCTGGACCGGTGTTGGTGTTAGCGGTGCCATCAATAGCCATGTGGTTGGTTTTGATCAGGTTGAAGCCTGCAACTTGATAGAGTTGAGCAGCAGCAAAATCACCGTTGGTGGACATGTCACGATCGAGCAGCTTGGAGACAGTTGTGTCGTTGCTGTTGATCAGTGCGTAGTAGGTAGACGGAGCTACGTACAGGGCACGGTCTTCGTACGGGATGTCTTCCATGTCGAAGTATGCAGCAGCCTCGAACGCAGCGTTGATAAGCTCAGCAGCGCCACCAGCGGTGCCTACGTGCTTAGTCACAGCGTTGTTCATACCAACGAGGCCTTTGCCTTTGCCGGTAGCATCGGTGGTAGCAGCGGTGATGCCAGCTACAGAAGCAGCGTTGAACTGATCACCAAGACGGGATACGCCAACTGCACGTTGGAACAGTTTACGCTCCATCGTAAGAGCCATAGCTGAAGCCATTTGCTTGCTGTACTCGCCACGGAACTCAAAGTGCGTGAGCATTTCATCGATGTTGTTGATCCATACGGAGCTGATGATGGTGTCGTCGATGGTGACGTCCTTGGCGCTCGTATCGATGGACTGACCGATGATCTCTTGGCCGGGGATAAATGTGTCTGCGGAAGCACGGCCAATCGCAGGGAATTGAGCAGAAATGCCGCCGTTCAAGGAGATGGAGCGTACGCCATTCTTCAGCGCAAACTTCTCGTCAAAGTGCTTGATCATCTCACCAGAGAACGCCTTAAGAAGGAGGTCACGGGAGTTGCCGTAGGTGCCGTTGTTTGGGGCACCAGAGCCAGCAAAGGTATTAACCTTAGCCGGGGTATATGAATTAGTCTGAGCCATGATTCTGGCCTTTCATAAATAGGGTATGTCCCCGCGTGGGGAAGGAGATATAGAAGGATCGATCCCGGCGCTTAGAGCAGCCAACTTCCTTAAGGTTATCCCCGCAGGGGCCTCACATCGTTTGTCTTGTCTTTGGACGGGGTAAGATGTTTACCGGGAGTGTGCACTAATCCGGTAGCTACGCCTGCTTAGGAGCAGCACGTATTGAGGGGGCTTTAAAATACAGCGCCCCCTGACTGAAATTACTTGTTACGCTTCGGTTGCTTCGTACGGTTTACCTTCTTTGAGACGATCCGTAGGTTCTTCGAAGAGTTGTCGCTGGTGTTATGGTTCTTGTGGTCAACTTCTTTGCCACGAACCGCCGCTGTACCCTTCTTCTTGATCATAAGCCGTCTAGCACGCTTGCGCATGATGTTGGCTTTACGACGTTCAGGGGTACGTGAGGCTTTGTATTCTTTCTTATAGTCACGTGCCATCACAGAAAGCCTCTTGTTTGACGTTGTTGAGGTAGATTTGCTCAACGGTCTCTAGGCTATCTACTTTGCTTGCGTAGATCGGATCCCACTGCCCACAGGCAGCTTCAATCCCGCCACCAACCTTTACGCTGCATCCGCTCAGCACGCTCACTAGGGCTAAGACGCAGAGCATCGGCAGCAGCATCGTTAGCACGTCGCCCACGAGTGTTAGCTTCTTCATCGATGTTGTCCTTATAGGATTTGACGGCGTTCCTGTTGGACCACCAAAGGAGACCGGCGAGACCAACAGTGATCAACAGAGCGGCAGACCACACACGGTCCAGCCATTCGATTATCTTTTTCATTTCTTTCTGAAGCCGCCCTTCTTCGCCTTCATCTTGGCGTACGTCTTCGGATCAATAGTGGACTTCTTCTTAGAACGAGAGGTCCCCTTCTTCTTACGGATGTTCATGTTCCGGTAGAGGCTCATAGCGACTTAATACCTTTCTTGAGGATCTTCTCGATGCGCTTCCAGAACTTCAGGATTAGGAAAAGGATCGCAAGGCCGATGAAGATCTGTGATGTAACTGTTCCCAGCTTCTCAGCGTTCTCCATACCGAGAAGATCGAACACGGCTGTGAAGAAGGCAGCGAAGATACCCAGCGCCCCGGTGATGACTGTACGCCAGCCCGTTACGCCATTAATGAGTGGGTCGCTTTCGTCCTCTTCTTCGAGGACCACTTGAGGCTCCTCAGGAGCAACCCACGTCATCTCTTCAGGCGACACCTCGATGGTGTAACCATTGTCTCGCCAAGCCTCACGTAAACCGTGGACCATGCCCCAGTAGAGTTCGTCCACCACAGCTTGATCAGACAGATTGTAGGTGGTGCTGAAGGCTTCGTAGCCGGGAGCAGAGGTAGAGCGTGCGCCTGCCTCCCACTTACCCATAGAGACCATCACTCGGTACAGCTTGAGGTATGCCTCAGGGTCCTGCCAAAGGTGGATCCCTTCATAGAGACCTACAGAGCTGTCGCGGGATACAGTGTTACCGTAAGTTTCGGTGGCACCTGTCGAGTAAGCCTTCATGATGGAGGCAATGGAGACAACGCCGGGTTTAATCTCAGCACGTCGGATGACATAGTGTCCCCAGTAGGCGGCTCCCCCATATACGGAGGAGAACGCTGGAGTAGGTAAATCGGTACCATCAGAAGCCGGGAGAGTTTGTGCGTCGAGTGCGCCAAAGCGAGCTTCATGGTTGTCACGAGAGGAGCCGATGGCACCGATATTCCGCAGCCGCACACTGGCAGGTACGGACTTGTCGTATTCTGAGTAAGCCCAAGGGCCAGTGTAAGGGGTCATTAGATTTTACTCCGACCGATCTTAG